TCCTACGGGGACACGGTCGTCAACGGCGTCAAGGAAGACGGCACCGACGTCCACACGGTCAACCAGCGGCTGATCAAGCTCAACAGCCGGAACTCCGCGAAAACCTGGATTTACGCCTACCTGTACGGCGCTGGCCTGCTCAAGCTGGGCATGGTCATCTACGAAGACTTCACCGCCGCACAGCGCGAAGCCTTCAACGCCAAGCATGCACAGGGCAAGGCCCGAGAATCTGCCGTCGCCCGTCTGGGCAAGCAGGCTCGCGCCCGTGTCGAGGCCGGTCTCCCGGCTCTCGCTGCCCTGCAGGCGAAGATCAAGCGGCTCGCCGCATCGGGGTTCCTTAAGACCCTCGACGGCGGAATGCTGCGCGTCCGCTCGCCTCACGCGGCGCTCAACACCCTCCTGCAGGGCGGCGGCGCCATCGTCATGAAGAAGGCCCTCGTCATTCTCTTCAACCGCCTGCTCGAAGCTGGCTGGGTCCCTGACCTGGTTACCGGCGAGCTGCGGCGCGGAGATGACGTGATGGGGTTCGTCGCGAACATTCACGACGAGTTCCAGATGGAGGTCCCTGAACACCTCGCCGAGGAAATCGGCCAGATGGGCAAGGACGCCATCCGTGACGCCGGGATCGCCTTCGGGCTCCGGTGCCCGCTCGCAGGTTCCTGCGACATCGGCCACAACTGGGCAGAAGCACATTAAGTCCAATCGCGTACCCCGCGAACCGCTCCCGTTTAGTCCCGAGAAGGCAATCCTGAACTCAGCGCGCAGCCGCGCAAAGAGCAAGGGGTTGCCTTTCTCGTTGACCTACCGGGACATCGCGATCCCCGACCACTGTCCCATCCTCGGGATGAAGCTGGAACGGGGCCTGGACGGTGGCCTCGACAACTCACCGTCCCTCGACCGGATCATCCCCGCGCTCGGCTACGTGCCGGGGAACGTCCGCGTCATCTCCAACCGCGCCAACAGGATCAAGTCGGACAGCACCCCTGAGGAGCTGTCCCGCATCCTCACCTACGTCCTCGCCAACTCGCCTCAACTCGAAAGGAGGTCCAAACGTGCGTAAGCTCATCTCCACGATCCTGCGCTGGCTGCGCCTCCTGACGACCAGCCGCGACAACCAGACCCCAGACGTGATCCGCATCGGGGCGATCCTCATCGGCACCCAGTTCATCGTCAACGCCTGCTGGGCGCTGCTGGTGCTGGGCCAGCCGTGGGACCCGAACGCCTACGGGCTCGGTGCCGGTCTGATCCTCACGGCCACCGGAGCTGCCTTGGGCTTCAAGCGCAAGGACGAACCCGACGCATGACCCGCAACATCCTGATCGGCCTCGCGGCGCTCGCCGCCGTGTTCGCCGCCTACTGGTTCCTCACGGCTCCCTCACGGGCCCGGAAGGAAACCGCCGTGGCAACCGCCACCGCCGCCACTGCCGAGGGCTCCAAAGCCGCCGCGCAGGACGCCGTCAAAATCCTCGTCGAGACCCAAGCCACCCACGGGCGGATCGACGTCATCACCCAAGGAAATCGAGATGCGATCCTCTCCGCTCCTGGCGCGGCTGATGCGGTCAATGCTGGTGTTCATAACGCCGGGATTGCTGCTGTCTGCCTGCGCGACACGTATCGTCTACAACCGGCCTGCAAGCGACTGCTCGACGCTGGTGCCCCAGGTGCTGGTGGACCCGACGCCGGGAGCCCAGCTCCCTGACCCCGTTCTGGGTTCTTGGGTTGCCTTCGGGGACGCCCAGACCGGCCAGCTCGACAAGGCCAACACCGACAAGCGGGCCCAGCACGACATCGTCACCGCCTGCGAGAAGCGGGACCGCGAGGCTGCCGCCAAGGTAACCAAGCGGCCCTGGTGGGCGGTGTTCTGATGAAGGCGCGCAAATGGGGCCCGCTGTCCTACTCGCGTTCGACCGACATCGACCGTACCGTCGTCCTCGTCCACCATCTGCGGCTTCGCCTGTGGCGTTTCACCCTTGAGGTGAGCTTCCAAACCCAGGCGTCCGTGGATCGGATCAAGGAGCTGGACGCCTACTGCGCGCTGCGCGCCGAGGCCGTGAAGGTCTGGTCGCCGCACTCAGTGGAATGGGCTCTGGAGGACCTGGACGGCACCCGCGAGGAGTCGATGGACTTCCTCCGGTGCATCGCCGCTGGCCTCATCGCCGACCCGTGGGCCGACGAATGAAGGCCACCCACACCGATTACAAGCACCCGAGGCACCTCCGCGTGGAGGCGGGTGCGGCTGTCCTCTGCATGGCCCCGAGCCACTCCGCATACGGCCAGCTGAACAAGCCGAACCTCAAATCCTGGAGCAAATCATGAAGCGTATTCTCATCGCGGCAGCCGTTGCCGCGTCGACCCTCCTCGCGTCCTGCGGCGAGACCCTGCAGGACCAGTGCGCCAACGCCAAGAACCCCACCGAGTGCGTTCAGGTCGGACAGGCCGGTGGCGACGTGAACGACTACCTGCTGTACGGCATGGCGGGCTACATGCTCTCCAGCGCCATCAACGGCGGCGGGCATCGTCAGCCGGTCATCATCCAGGACCCGAACTATCGCGGGCAGCGCCGGATCGTCCCGAGCTACCAGACCAGCCGCGACTACGTCCGCGAGACCACGACCGTGACGACGACCAAGCCGCGCTTCTTCGGCGGCTCGAAGACCACGACCAAGACGACCACCTACAGCTCGTCGCCGTCGCGCTCGTCGTACAGCAGCTCGTCGTACCGCAGCAGCAGCTCGTACCGCAGCAGCTCGTTCAGCAGCTCGCGGTCGTTCAGCGGTCGCCGCTGATGCAGACGCCCAGCTCCTTCGTCGGGCGTTCGCGCAGCTACCGACGCGGACTGACGCTGTTCGCCCTCGTCGCCATGCCGATCATCCTCCCGCTCCTCATGGCTCGGGCAGTGGTGCGGATGGGCTACGTCCTGGTGACCGGCGAGGTCCCGAGCTTCTGAGCCGAACGCTCCTCATCGACGCTGACATCGTAGCCTACCAAGCAGCAGCGTCGAACGAGCAGCGGATCGACTGGGGCGACGGAATCGTCGTCTCCACGGATTTCGAGGGCGCCCAGCAGGACGCCCGAGAAACCATCGACAGCCTCGTTGACCAGCTCGGCGCCACGGACGTGATCGTCTGCCTTTCGGACGACATCACCAACTGGCGCAAGGGCATCTACCCGCTCTACAAGAGCAACCGGAACGACACCGTCCGACCGGAACTCCTCTACGACATGAAGGAATGGCTCGGGCAGCAATACCCGACCGACCTTCGGCCAACCCTAGAGGCCGACGACGTGATGGGCATCTTGTCCACGGAGCCCCACAAGGGCGAGCGCATCATCGTCTCGCAGGACAAGGACATGCAGACCATCCCCGGCCTGCTGTTCAATCCCAACAAGGACACGTTCGTCCGGACCATCTCGCCGGAGGATGCTGAGCGCTTCATGCTCTGGCAGGCCATCACCGGCGACACGACCGACGGTTACCCTGGGTGCCCCGGAGCGGGCCCGAAGGCAGCCGACGAGGTCCTTGACGGACGGTACTGGTTCCAGTGGGCTCGCGAGTTCAAGCGAGGCCCGCGCAAGGGCCAGATCGTCATGGAGTGGGACTACCGCGACGACGGCGACGAGACCCGCTGGCAGCGTATCGTCGCCCTGTACGAGAAGTACGGGAAGAACGAGGCCGACGCGATCACCCAGGTCAATCTGGCGCGCATCCTGAAGGCCACGGACATGGACGGCACCCGCATTATCCCGTGGGCGCCGGGGGCCAATTAACACCCACCTTTGGAGAGAGAAACCTCTCCGTCATGGTCCTTAAGGGGCCGCTTTCCGTGGGCCCCAGAAAGGCACGGCGAGCGGCCCCTTTTTTTCACGGAGCGATCCACTGAAGTTTCCCGAAAGCGCCGTCGCACTCGTCGACGAGCTGGATCGGCTCTGCCCAGAGCGGGTCCCCGAAGCGGGGGACTCCATGGAGAGCATCCAGCGGCATGCAGGCAAGCGCGAGCTGGTCCTGATGCTGAAGCATTGGCGCGATGCCACGAAGCGCGACGTGGTCCGAAAGGCTCCGCGCTAATGTGCATCGTCAAGACCCCCAAGGTCTCCACCACGGACGCAACGGCGAAGACGCCCGAGCCGACCGTGATCCGCAATCCGTACCTCGACGGTGTCGATCCGAATACCAAAGCTCTGCGCATGGGCCGCTCCAGCCTGCGCATCGAGCGCACGGGGAGTGGGGCTGCTTCGGCAGCTCCCCCCGTGTCCGTCCTTCCGCCTTCGTCTTCTGCCGCCAGCTTGGGTTCGATCCAGCCGGTCATCCAGAAGATCACGCCCGTTCGGGGCGGGGCGAGGGCGACGGGCAACGTTCGGAACCGACGTCTAGTCACCCCATAAGGACGCCTGTTGGCAGAACCCTCGACCCAGCTGCAGCCCGTCGCCAAGGCGCGGTACACGCAGCTGTCGGGCGCAAGGCAGTCAGTCCTTGAACGCGCTCGTTCCAATTCGGCACTGACGATCCCCGGCCTCGTTCCCAACGACGGCCAGGACAGCAACTCCTCGTTCACCCAGCCGTACCAAAGCCTCGGCGCGCGGTGCATCAACAACCTCGCATCGTGGCTCCTGGTCACGCTGTTCCCGCCCGATCAGCACTTCGCGCGCCTCTCGATCCATGAGGACACCGCAGCGGAACTCGGCGAGAATCTCTCGACCGCAAAGGAAGCCCTGAACCGAATCTCGGGCAAGGCTCACATGCTGGTCGACACGTCCATGTGCCGCCCGATCTTCATGGAGACGCTTCGTCACCTGATCGTGGCTGGCAACGCCCTGATCTACATGGCGCTCGACGGCGGCGCTCCCCGGATGTTCCGCCTCGACCAGTATGTCTGCCTGCGCGACGAGCGCGGCGGTTTGCTGGAAGCTGTCGTCTTCGAGAAGGTGTATCCTTCGACGCTCGACGAGGCGACCCTCACGGCCTGCAAGGTCGCGATGGAGCCCGGCAAGGAGAACGACAAGCTCGTTGACGTCTACACGCACGTGAAGCGCGTGAAGGACGACATCGTCCACTACCAAGAGATCAACGGGATCATCGTCCCCGGATCGGAAGGCAAGTCGCCGCGCGAGAGCGCCGGTTGGATGGCCCTCCGCTGGCAGGCGATCCCCGGCAGCGACTACGGTCGCGCTCACGTCTCCGAGTACGTCGGGGACCTGATGTCCCTTGAGGACCTCTCGAAGGCCATCATCCAGTTCGCTGCGGTCGCCTCGCGGATCATCCACATGGTGGACCCGAACGCGATGGTCGACATCGAAGAGCTGGCTGCTGCCGAGACCGGAGACTTCGTCACCGGCTACATCGACAAGGTCAAAGCGCTGCAGCTCGAAAAGACGCAGGACTTCACCGTCGCCAGCTCGGTCGCCGAAAGGCTTGAGTTGCGGCTGTCCCACGCCTTCATGCTCCAGAGCGGAACCGTTCGGCAGGCCGAGCGCGTCACCGCCGAGGAAATCCGAGCGATGGCCGAGGAGCTGGAGAACGTGCTGGGCGGTGTCTACACCGTCCTGTCTGCCGAGTTCCAGCTGCCGCTGATCCGGCGCATCCTGTACATCCTGATCCGCAAGGGCGAAGCGCCCGAGCTGCCCAAGACCGTTCAGCCCACCATCGTCACCGGCTTCGAAGCCATGGGGCGCAACCACTCGGCCAACAAGCTGAAGATGTGGATGGGCGACATGGTCAACATCTACGGCCCCGAGGTCGTCAAGCAGATCACTGATCCGACCGAGGTCGGGAAGCGGTTTGCGGACAGCTACGGGATCGAGGCAGTCGACACGCTGATCATCCCGCAGGAGAC